ACGCAGTTCGTTGAGGACAGCATTAACGGTATGTTCCGTATTGCGCGTTTCCGTCTTTTCCGAGAGCAGGCTAACGGCGGCGTTGAGGACCGCTGCGACGTTGTTTATGAGGGCGTTCCTTACATAAATATCAACAGCGGCGCGAAGATCAACGTCGGCATTGATATTATCAACACTCTTTCCCGCGCTTACGGCGTTACGGTGCCTTTGTTTGTGGATAACGCGGAGAGTGTTACCAATCTTGAAAGATCTGACTGTCAGATCATTCGACTTGTAGTATCCGAAAACGATAAGAAATTGAGGTGTGATTATGAAAATTAAGGACAGAGCAAAACCGAAGGTGCCGCCGGTAGAGGCCGGCGTTTATATGGCTGTATGTATCGGCTTTGTAGATCTCGGAGAACAGTATTCCGAGAAATTCAAAAACTATTCCTATAAGGGTATGTATATTTGGGAGCTTCCCGGCGAGACCATCGAGATCGACGGCGAGCAGAAGCCCCGCCAGCTTTCCAAAGAGTTCACTATATCGGCGTCAAACAAGAGTAATCTGCGCAAATTTATTGAGACTTGGAACAGCAGGAGCTATTCCGACGAGGATTTTATGGAATTCGACGTCTTTGAGCAGGTCGGCAAGCCTTGTCAGCTCAACGTTGTGCTGAACGAAACAAAGGAATATGCCAACGTTGACAACCTTATGCCGATCCCGAAGGGATTCCCAGCGCCCACAACGACCACGGAGCATATCAAGTGGGATATGGACGCTTGGGACGATGCAGCATTTGACAAGCTCCCCGAGTGGATTCAGGAGAAGATCAAGAAATCCACGCAGTATCAGAAAGAACACGCACCCGAAACTCCCGTCGAGGTAAAGGCACCGGCGGCAGCAGGAGGGGAGTGTCCTATATGAAATTTGAGTCATTAGCTTCCTCTTCGCACGGTAACGCCTACATAGTTTCCGATAGTGATACCCGCATTCTTCTCGAGTGCGGTGTATCACACAAGCAGTTACAGAAGCTGGCGGGGTTCTCGCTCTCGGATATAAAGGCTTGCCTTGTGAGTCACGAGCACGAAGACCACGCGAAGTGCGTGGACGAGCTTATTAAGCGCGGTATGGAGGTCTATATGAGCTACGGCACGGCTCGCGCCCTTGAGAACGAGTCGGCAACGCTTATTGAGAATATGGAGCAGTTCAACGTAGGCAGTCTTGACATTGTACCGTTTACGACATTTCACGACGCTGCTGAACCGCTCGGCTTCCTGATCAAGAGCCGCATTGACGGCGACGTGCTTGCCTTTGCGACTGATACTGTCAATCTGCGGTATAAGTTTCCCGGACTTAATATTCTTGCTATCGAGGCGAATTATGACCGCAAGATACTTGACCGTTGCGAGAAGCTACCAGAGAAGGTACGGCACCGTATAACCAACTCGCATATGGAGATCGAAACGCTTTGCGATTATCTGCGATCTCTCGATCTATCCGAGTGCCGTGAGATACATTTGCTCCACTTATCCGACGCTATGAGCGACGAGGGCAGCTTTATGCGAAAGGTTTTGTGGTCGATTCCGAAAGGAATTGAAGTGAAAGCGTGTGAAAAGTGAGTAAAAAGTTAGAAAAATTTTCAGAAAAGTGAGGTGGTAATAGTGGGTAAGCCAAGAAATCAATTTACGTTTTATAAATCTTACTATGACGCTATACAGGAATTACCGAAGCGCGATCAGTCGGCTCTGATACTCGCTATATGTGCCTATGCGATCTACGAAACACAGCCTAAAGGCTTATCTATTGCGGCTTCCACGGCATTTAAGCTCATTAAACCCACTCTTGACTCGGGACGGAGAAAAGCCGAAAGCGGTGCCCTCGGAGGGCAAGCAAACGGCAAGCAAAACGGAAGCAAACCCGAAGCAAACGGAAAGCAAAACGGAAGCAAGAAAGAGGGGGAGGACGAGAAAGAGTATGAGTATGAGTTAGAGGCAGAGGCAGAGAGTGAGGAGAGCGCTTACGCTCGCGACCACGGCAGCGACTACCACGAGATCAAGGTTATGGGCGGAAGGCTCGGGAAGGGTGTCATACGACTCTCACAGGCTCAATCGGACGCTTTACTCGATAAGATAGGCTTTGAAATGTATAACTATTACGTTGAGAGGCTTGCAGACTATATCATTAATAACGGTGCCGCGCCCGCGAACCACTACGAGACGATTCTCAAGTGGTGGAATGAGGACCGGAAGGTATAGGGAGGTATGAACTATGGCTAAAAAGACAACGCAAAGAGACATTATCCTATGGCATTTACAGAATGTCGGTACGCTTACCCGGGCGCAGGCTATGGGCGAATACGGAATTGTTGAGCTGCCCGCCCGAATAGTTGAGCTGAAAAGGCTCGGCTACAAGATCACCAGCGAGAAGGGGACGTCAACCAATCGCTTTGGCAAGGTGCATTTCAATATTTACAAGCTGGAGGAGGCGCAGTAATGGACAGCCCCTGCCATCATTGCCCGAAATGTCCCTGCAAGGAGCACGATACTTGCAGGGAATATCAAGAATATCGTGCCGCGATCAATAAAATCAATAAACGAAAAACCTCCGATAAGGTGACTAAAGATATGACCATCAGAGGGATCGAAAAATGCAAGAAATGGAGAAAAACAACAGATGAGAGCAAAAACAGAATTTGAATGCGCACAGAATGATCTTATGAAGTTCTGTGAGGGAACAACCGACTACATATGCGAGGTCAACACAGACCTCTATCCCCTGACAGCGGTATTTGTTCCGAACCCGCAGCGATCTATTTTCGACGCCGCCATTGACGAGAACGGCGAGGTCGGCGAGCTGGTAATATCGGTCGGTCTTGATACCAACGTCAAATCAACGCTGAAATTCGAAATGGACGCCGCCCTGCTGAAAAAGCTTATCAAGAGCGTGGAGAAGATCGCGTTTCTTTATTATCACGCATACAGAGAAGGCGCGGGAGATCTTCGCGCATATGCTTGCGACGATGACCGCACACTTGCGGATCGCCTCAGAGAGGTGATCGGCGACGAGGAGGCGGACAATGAGTAATCTCAGTCTTAACAAGGTCGTTCTCTGCGGGCGACTCACGAGCGACCCGGAGCTTAAAACAACCGCTACGGGTATTCCGGTACTTTCATTCAATCTTGCGGTTAACCGTCCCCACCGCGCCGCCGACGCTAATTCGGGTCAGCCTACTGCGGATTTTATCAGCGTTGTTGCTTGGAGGCAGAGAGCTGAATTTATTGCTCGCTACTTCAGGAAGGGCTCTTCAATTTGCATTACCGGTTCGATTCAGACGAGAAAGTGGACCGATCAGAACAACGTGACACGCTACGCCACCGAAGTCATTGTCGAGGACGCGCTTTTCGTTGACAGTAAGGGCGAGGGCGGTGCGGCGCCGGTACCGGCAGAAGAATACCCGCCTGCATCGAGCGATTTTGTAACCGTTGATGATGAAGATTTACCGTTCTAAAGGAGATCAGAAATGAAAAGAATCTTAATCAAGTATCACGCAGACATCGAACGTATCAAGAAAATTGAGATCGGCGACTGGATCGACCTCAGAGCCGCGGAAGATTATAAGCTTACGTGTGGAGAGTACAAGCTTATCTCGCTTGGTATCTCGATGAAGCTGCCCCGTGGCTACGAAGCACACCTTCTCCCTCGCAGCAGCACTCCCTCAAAGTTTGGCATTATGCTTGCCAACTCGCAGGGAATCATTGACAACAGCTACTCGGGTGACAATGACGTTTGGCATTTTCCTGCGATCGCTATCGAGGATACCATCATTCACAAGGGCGACAGGATATGTCAGTTCAGAATCGTAAAGAAGATGCCGAAGGTAAAGCTCGTCGAGGTTGATCGTCTTGGTGGAAAAGATCGCGGCGGTATCGGTTCGACCGGTAGGAAGTAATTGCGGAGGTGAGTGATATGGCAAACAAATCTAAAAAGCGCATAAAGCACGAACAGTACGTTTATATCAAGAAATTGGAGCGAGAGATTAAAACGTTGCGAGCAAATGCTGTAATGTACGATCCTATTGTGCTTAAATCGAGACATCTTATTGCTCCTACATTCGACCGTGCTTATGAAGAGAAGATACTCGGGTATACCTTCGAGAAGGCGTGCCGCGAAATGGCTGATCAGCTTATGAAAAGCGAGGCGGTTGAAGTAGACAAGACACGTGAATTCAGTCCGAACGCCTGCGGTAAAGTAGATTGCTATACATTCACGTTGAGGGTTCTGAAAAGGAGATACTGATATGGAAAAACAGCAGAAGATCTTGGAGAGGGCAAAAGATATTTGCCGTGTGAAGCTTAATTGCAACGATGTGTGCAACCCCATAAGTGCTTGTGATGCTTTGAAGTACGCCGAGAGGGCTGTCGAAGCGGGGTATAGCAAGCAGAAAGAGGGGGAGTGGCTTGTCAGTGAGTCCCCTCTTACAGCCAGCAAGAAAGTAAAATGTTCAGAGTGCGGATACATTGAACACAGAGGTCCTGCGTGGAACATTTCTTGGGGTATGCATAAGTATTGTCCCAACTGCGGCGCGAAGATGAAAGGCGGTTCGGAATGATTGTAGGTTGTTGGCTATCCGAGTGCAAATGGTGTAAAGATGGTTGGTGTCAAAGGGGAACCATAACTATTGACGAACTTAAAGAGTGCGAAGATTTTGAGGACTATCGGGATTCTTATACTGATTCCTTTTGGAAAACCTTGATAAAAGACGGCACACCTTATCGAAAACTTGCCGAGAATGGCAAGAAAATCGAATACAACGATTATGTATTTTACACCGAGGATAAGATTACCGATGATGAAAACTATTGTCTTACCGAGGAGCGCACGGGCGTTAATGTGGGCGAGTTTAGAAAGCTAAAGGAACAAAGGCGTTGGGAATTGTTCGTTGAAAGGATTGGAACATATCCCGATGTATCTACATATCCCACCGAAGAAAAGAAAGGCGGTAAATGATATGGCACGATATATTGATGCGGACAAAGCGCACGAAGGGATCGAAGCTATCCAAACATCACTTGAGAGCAATGACGATCGGGAATGGCGAAAAAACAAGCCGTACTATAAAGGACTTGCTTGGGCTCGTGGAGTTATCAACGAAACGCCCACCGCCGATGTCGTACCGAGGGCAGAGGTTGCGAGGGAGATTTTTGAGGAGATTGAGAAGTATATGATGGACTCTGTTGATGTGACACATACGGCATATAAAACAATCGGCACTTCAACCTTTGCTATTCTCAAAAAGAAATATACGGAGGGCGGGGAATGAGTACATACAAATCAAGTATGATCGTTGGCGGAGATCCTAACAAAAAGCGCAATGCTATGGATTTTTACCCTACGCCGAGAGAGGTGACGGTGGCGCTCTTGGAGCAGATAGCGTTGCCGATAGGGACGAAAATATGGGAGCCTGCCTGCGGACATAACCATATGGTTGACGTTATACGCGAATACGGTTACGACGTGATCGGCACCGATATTCAGGGCGGAGTCGACTTTCTGACAGCAGATCTCCCGGAGGGCGTAAGGTTCGTTATGACAAATCCGCCTTTCGGTATCGCGGACAAGTTCATTGAGAGATGTATCGAGCTTCGGGTATCGTTTGCGCTGCTGTTGAAGTCGCAGTATTGGCACGCGAAAAAGCGAGCAAAGCTGTTTCGAGACCATACGCCGGATCTGATATTGCCTCTCACGTGGCGCCCCGATTTCACAGGGCAAGGATCTTCGTTGCTTGATATGATGTGGTGTGTATGGTGGCGTCCGGGACCTCATAAATATGCACTGTATAAACCGCTGGATAAACCTATGGAGGATAAAAGCAATGAAAGCAAGAGTACCTAAATCATACAAACAGCTCTCTCATACCGATCAGCAGGATCTGAAGAAGTTTCACAGGACGTTGCTCTTGAGGCTGCGGAGAAAATGCTTGAGAGAAATGCAAGGATCATGCTTGAGATCTATATGAAGATGGTCTGCGTTATGCTGCACGATATGCCTAACGGTTATGGCGAGAAGAGATTGCGCGTTTTCCTCGCCGGTCATAAGAGAGTCTTTGCGAGACAATTCAGGCTCGTTGAGAGAGGCGAGCAGCTTCAATACCTTAACAAGCGTATGGAAGAGATCTTTAAGAAGGACGGCTTCCCGCAGAATTTTGTTGACGATCTGCTCGGGGAAGTAGACGTGGAGGTGAAATGATGGGTGAAGGTGACGTTTACGGATTTACCGAGAAGAAATGCCCGATCTGCGGCAAGACGTTTATTCCCGCGCCGATGCACGTATACAAGAGAACAACCGGCTCGGGCGGTAAAACGAAGTGGTTCTGCTCTTATCATTGTCTCCTTGCGTGGGACAAGAAACACCCGCGTAACTATACGACGGTGAAATAAAAGGAGTGATACGGTTGTCAAGACATATTATTTCAAAATACGCTGTTTGTCCCTATTATCAATGGCACGAGAACAACCGTATATGCTGTGAGGGGACGGACGAAAAAAACGTACTCCACCTTGTGTTTGGTGACGAGAGAGATAGAAAAGCATACGGCAAGCACTATTGCGACGATTTCGAGAGCTGCCAGCGTTGTATGATCTATCAGGCGCTTGATCGCAAATATGAGGGTAAAGAGGGGGGCTGAAAAAGCCTCCTTCTTTTTTGCAATTTTGCAGGGGGGGAGGGGTTTAGATTTCGATAGTACGGGTGATATAATTAAGCCATAAAGCAGAAAGGAGTATTTCCTGTGTGGCGGATTGGAATGCTATTCGACAAGAATATATCACGGACGAGTCTTCCTCATACAGGAAGCTCGCGCAGAAATACGGCGTAGGTATGACTGCCCTATACAATCACGCAAAGAGTGAGGATTGGGTGGGGCAGAGGAAACAGCTCAAAGACAAATCAATAACAAAAAGCATTGAAACTATCTCCAAAAAGAGGGCGGATAAGCTATCCCGCGTTATGGATATTACCGACAAACTCCTTGATAAATTGGAGCGGGCGGTAGACGAGCTTGATATCCATTTGGTAACGAAGGCGACGAAGGTAAAGGAGATCGAATACAACAACGATCTTCGCCCGGACAAGCCTACCAAAGAGACGATAACGGAGACGGAGGAAATCCTTGAATCTCGAATGATCGTTGATCGTGCGGGACTTAAGGCGATTGCTTCCTCGCTCCGCGACATCAAGGAAATACAGATGTTGAAGTCCGAACTCGACAAGCAAGAGCAGGAGGCGCGGATTGCTAACCTCAGGCGGCAGGCGGAGAAAGATGATATTGATAATGCGCCTACTCTTGTGGTAGAGGGATTACCGGAGGAGTTTAAGGTATGAGCACTATTGATCTAAGTCGTATCAGCGACAAACAATATAAGTTTTTATCTGCTTCTCAGAAGCACGTCGGCTTTGGCGGTGCGAGAGGCGGCGGGAAAAGCTGGTCGGTGCGTACAAAAGCGAAGATACTCGCGGTGACATACCCGGGAATTAAGATCCTGATCGTGCGCCGTACCTATCCCGAACTGGTAAACAACCATATCAATCAGCTTTGCGAGGAGCTTCACGGGCTTGCGAGATACAACAAGTCGGAGAAGATCTTCACCTTTCCAAACGGCAGCAGCATCAAATTTGGCTACTGCAACAACGACAAGGACCTTGACCAATATCAGGGCGCCGAGTATGACGTTGTTTTTCTCGACGAGGCGACACAGCTTCAAGAGATGTGGATCAAGAAAATAACCGCGTGTGTGCGTGGTGTTAATGACTTCCCGAAGCGTATATATTACACGTGCAACCCGGGCGGCGCGTCACACGGTTATTTCAAACGGTTATTCATAGACAAGCAGTATGAGGGTGCAGAGGTTCCCGACGATTACTGCTTTATACAGGCTCTTGTGACCGACAACAAGGCACTTATGGAGAGCCAACCCGACTACATAAAGCAGCTTGAGGCGCTGCCTCCTAAACTGCGTGAGGCGTGGCTATACGGCAATTGGGACATATTTGAAGGACAGTTCTTTGAGGACTTCCGAGCTACACCCGACGTTAAGCTATGTGCGGAGGCGGGTATCACTCCCGAGGAAGCACTTGCACAGAGGCGGTTTACTCATGTTATTGAGCCTTTCGACCTCAACAAGGGCGAGTGCCGAGGCTGGAAGATCATGCGCTCCTACGACTTCGGCTATAATAAGCCCTTCTCCCTTGGCTACTGGGCGGTTGACTATGACGGGGTATTATATCGCATTATGGAGATGTACGGCTGCACACAGACGCCTGACGAGGGCGTGAAGTGGTCCCCTGACGAGCAGTTCAAGAGAATCAGCGAGTTTGAGAGGGAGCACCCGTGGCTGAAGAACCGCAAGATCGTTGACAGCATTGCAGACCCTGCGATATGGGACGCGAGCCGAGGCGAGAGCATTGCGGAGACCGCCGAGAGGTACGGTATATACTTCTCACCGGGCGATCACGAGAGAATACCGGGGTGGATGCAGGTGCATTACCGATTCCAGTTCGATGAAAACGGCTATCCGCGTATGTACGTGTTCAACAACTGCAAGGCGTTCATACGCACGATCCCCTTGATGATGTACTCGGAAACGCACCCCGAGGACATTGACACGAAGCTCGAGGACCATTGCCCCGACGAGGTGCGCTATATGTGTATGTCGCGCCCGGTAACACCTATTGTGCCGATCAAGCGCGAGCCTATCGTTACAGACCCGCTGAATCAGTTCAGCGAGAGGCAGATCAGACGAGGCTATATTTGAGAGAGGAGAACTCGATGGAAATAGAACAGAAACCTACTACTCCCGCAGGCGGGGCGGCTATGATCGGTCCCGAACAGCTTAAAACCTTCCTCAAGGTACTTGAAGAATACAAGTCGGGCAAGGTTAAGACCGAGTCGCGCATTGTGGCTTCCGAGAACTGGTGGAAGCTCCGCAACTCTGTTGAAGAGGAGAAGGAGACCAACATAGGAGCTGACGGCGGATATAAGAGCACTTCGGGCTGGCTTCATAACGTGCTGGTATCAAAGCACGCTGACGCTATGGAAGCTTACCCCGAGCCTAACATACTCCCGAGAGAGCAGGGTGACAGAGGCGAGGCGCGTATGCTGTCCTCGATCATACCTTGTGTGCTTGAACAGAACCACTTTGAGGATACCTATTCCGACGTTATGTGGCAGAAGGTCAAGCAGGGCACAGGTGTATATAAGGCGGTTTGGGACAAGTCGAAGCTGAACGGACTCGGTGATATCAGCGTTGAAAAGGTCAACATTCTCAATATCTATTGGGAGCCGGGCATTACCGACATTCAGCGCAGCCGATATTTCTTCCATACCGAGCTTTACGACAAGGACATACTTGAGGGAAAATACCCCGAGCTTGAGGGCAAGTTGAAAGGTCAGTCCTTTGTTAGTACCAAGTTCCTTTACGACGATCACGTCAACACCGAGAACAAGCACACGGTTATTGACGTTTACTATCACAAGTACGTGCAGGGCAGAAAGACTGTGCAGTATTGCAAGTTCGTCGGTGACGTTGTCCTGTATGCTACCGAGAACGACCCCGAAATGGCTATGCGCGGTCTTTACGATCACGGTATGTACCCTTACGTATTTGACCCGCTGTTCCCGATTGAGGGCTCGCCTTGCGGTTACGGCTATGTTGATCTGTGCCGCAGTCCGCAGACAACCATTGACTTGCTTAACACGAGCTTTGTCAAGAACGCTATGGTGGGTGCGACTCCCCGCTATTTCTCACGCGGTGAGGGCGCGATCAATGAGAAGGAATTCCTTAACCTTAACAATCCGATTGTCCATCATACCGGAAATTTGGACGAGAATGCCCTTCGGCGCATAGAGCACACGTCGCTTGACGGTGTGTATGTAAATGTTTATGACCGCGTGGTTCAGGAGCTGCGCGAGACCTCGGGCAACACCGAGACCAGCACGGGCAATATCAGCTCGGGTGTAACAGCCGCTTCTGCTATTGCCGCACTCCAGCAGGCAAGCGGCAAGGGAAGCCGTGACAGCACGCAGCAGTCTTACAGAGCTTTCGCGCAGATCGTTGAGATCTGCATTGAGCTTATACGTCAGTTTTACGATATGCCGCGTAAGTTCCGCATACTCGGCCAGTATGGCGCGGAGGAATACATTACATACGTAAATCAGGGCTTGCAGCTTCAGGCGCAGGGTGTGGGGTTCGACGATAAGGAGACTTTCCGACTTCCCGTGTTCGATATCAAGGTATCGGCGCAGAAGAAGAACGTTTACACCAAGGTGACGCAGAACGAGCTTGCGCTGCAGTTCTTCCAGCTGGGCTTCTTCAATCCGCAGATGACTGATCAGGCGCTTATGTGCCTTGATATGATGGAGTTTGACGGCAAGGACGGCATTATGCAGAAGGTGTCGCAGAACGGCACGATGTTCCAGAAGCTACTGCAGTATATGCAGCTTGCGCTTACGTTCGCGCAGCAGCTTGACCCGATGTCGGCTGAGGCTATTGCGCAGGACATTCTTATGACTACCGGCGGCGCGGGTGTTCCCGCTTCGGGCGGTGGCGCAGGACTTGCACAGAGCCGAGCTATGGCGGGTGATCGCGGAGGAGCGCAGGCAAAAATGAATAACGCAAGAGCTTCGTCCGATGAAGCATCACAGCCGAGCGGCGGCAGAGTGACAGGAAAGGCAGGTAGCAAATGATAAAGGCAGTTTATGAAAGAAGCAAAAACAAGCTGACGGTGGAGGGACACGCAAATAGCGGTGAGCCCGGACACGATCTGATATGTGCCTCGGCTTCGATTCTCGTCTACACGCTTGCCTCGTTCGCCAAGAACACGCACAAGGCAAGGCAGAACAAAAAGCTCGTGATCAAGCTTGACGAGGGTCACGCAGAGGTATCATTCAAGGCTAAACCGCGTTTCAAGGTGGCGCTTACACTTGTATGTGACGCGATCTGCGCGGGATTTGAGCTTCTTGCAAGGAATTACCCCGAAAATATCTCTTATGAGATCAAATTTTAACAGTATATAAGCCGTGAACGGCTTGATATAGGACTCGCCAACCTAATTGGCAGAATAAATCGGAGGATCTACTCAATATGAAAAACGAAAAATGGCTTAATCTTCAGCTTTTCGCCGGTGAGGGTGCAGGTGCTACCGGAGGCGAAGGCGGAGAGGGTGCCGCTACGGGCGATAATGTTGCGACTGTTGACGCCGGACAGAGACTGAGGGAATTGGGTGTTCCCGAGGATAAGATTCGCAGACGGGCGAGATATGCCGCCAAAGCTCCCGAAACTCAGGCGAAGACCGAGGAGGAGCCGAAAGCCGCAGAAGAAAAGGTGCAGGACGCCGCTGCCGAGAACCCCACGGAAGAAAAGACCGATAATGCCCCCGCTCGTATGAGTTGGGAAGAGATCATGGCAGACCCCGAGTACAACAAGCAGATGCAGGCTGTTGTGCAGTCCCGCCTTAAGTCCGCAAAGGGCGCGGAGGAAGCGCTGGCAAAACTTACCCCCGCACTCGAGCTTCTTGCACGTAAGCATCAGCTCGACCCCGCCAATATGGACTATGATGCGCTTACAAAGGCGATCAGCGACGATAACTCTTACTATGAGGACAAAGCCCTTCAGATGGGTACCTCTGTTGAGACCGCAAAGAAGATCGACCAGCAGGAGCGCGACACCGCGAGACAGAAGAAAGCCGAGGAGCTTTCAATTCAGGAGCAGAAGATCAGGAACCACTTCGCCGGGCTTGAGCAGCAGGCACTTGAAATGCAGAAGATTGTTCCCAACTTTGATCTTCAGACCGAACTGAAAAACCCCGCCTTTCTGCGTATGACCTCTCCTAACGTCGGTATCAGCGTAAGAGACGCATATTATGCCGTACATCACGACGAGATGCAGACAGCGGCAATGCAGGCTACTGCAAAAGCAACCGCGCAGAAGATCTCGAACAACATTCAGGCAGGACAGCGACGCCCCGACGAGAACGGTATTTCAGGTCAGGCACCTTCCGCGACCACATTCGACTACAGCAAAGCCAGCCGCGAACAGAGAGAAGCATTTAAGCGTGATCTCCGCGAGCGACTTGCACGTGGGGAGAAAGTGTATCCCGGACAGAGATAAGACCAACACTTCTCCCTCCAAACATCAATTTTTAATTCGGAAGGAGAATTACTTATGAAGAAACTTTTCAATCTTCTCTTTGCGCAGATCTTCACTTTCCTGCGCATCAATCTTCAGCTTTTTGCTGACGCCGGTACTCTTGTAAACGCTACCGGCAACTATGTCAACGCCTACGACGGTACTTCTCAGGCGTTTGACGCCGTTAACACCATGAACGGCGAGCTTAAGACCTTCTATGACACCGAGCTTCTTGAGAACGCTCGTGTTGAGCTTTTCTACGCACAGTTTGCAAAGAAGCAGACTCTCCCCAAGAAGCACGGCAAGACCGTGGAGTGGAGAAAGTGGAACACTTTTGCAAAGGCTTCGAAGCTCGTTGAAGGCGTTATCCCTACCGGTCAGAAGTTCGGTATGAGTTCCAAGACCGGCTCCATCGATCAGTACGGTACCTATGCTGCTGTTACCGATCAGCTTGAGCTTCACGCTTACGATGACGTCATTCTCGGCGCTACCGAGGAAATGGGCGCTTCTGCAGCAGAGACTCAGGAAACCCTTATCCGCGACGCTCTTCTTGTTAACACCAACGTTCTTTACTGCGACAACGTAACCCTTGAGACCGGTGCAGTTGCAGGCACTCCTACCACTCCCGCAGAGATGGAGGCGAGTGCTACCGTTATGAGTGTATTCACTCCCGATATGGTCGCAAAGGCTATCACCATTATGAAGAAGAACCGCGTGCCTACCATCAACGGTAAGTATTACGCTGTTATTCACCCCTCTGTTGCTTACGACCTCCGCAAGTCCAAGGACTGGATCGAGGCTCACAAGTATGCACAGCCCGGCGAGATCTACAACGGCGAGATCGGTGAGATCCACGGCTGCCGCTTCATTGAGAACGTATTCGCTCCTATCCTTGACGGCGAGTATGCCAACAAGGCGGGCGGCGTGACCTACGCAACCTATATGTTCGGTAAGGACGCATTCGGTATCATTGACCCCGAGGGCGGCGCGCTTGAAATGATCGTTAAGGACAAGTCGCAGGTCGGCGGTCCTCTCAATCAGTTCAGCACTATTGGCTACAAGTTTGAGACCAACGGTGCGACTATGCTCTATTCGGAGCGTCTGCTTCGTATTATGAGCTGTTCTTCTTACAGCGCAACCGACGAAGCTAACTAATCACTTGATCGGGGGGCAGGGATTGTTCCTTGCCCCCTTATCCATTACAAGGAGGATAAAAATGAGTAAGAAAGTAACTATACCCACCGACGGTGGCAATCCTTTTGTCGTTATACTCGGCGGTGTCAAGTATGTATATAAACCGGGAGAGACCGTAGACGTTCCCGACGGTGTTGCTCTCGAAATCGAAGAATGGAAGCGCTGGAAAAATAAGTATCACGGCGCAGTTCAGCCGCCTTTTGCGGCAGGCGACGACGGTTCAGCCGTACAGCCCGACCTCTCGCAGAACGACCCTGCGGCCGCAGACTATGTGAAGAATAGAACACACTATGAGGAAACGAAAAATGTGGTAATTGCAGAAGACCCTCAAGCGCGTAACATTATGCCACATATAAAGTCGACTGTCGAAGGTTATTCTACAAACGGTTATCTGCGCGGAGACGCTATCATACCGGGCGAAACTTATGTGGTTAATTTCGACGGCGTAGATTATGTTGGCGTAGCATACGAAGGTTCTTCTATAGTCTGTATATTTGGTGGTGGAGATGGAAAAAGTGATTATACCAAAGCCCCGTTCAATATACTCGTATTACCTGAAAATGAGGTAATGCTTATGACTACCGATGGCAAACAGCATCAGCTTAAGATAGTCCACGTTCAAAAGCACATTAAGAAGCTTGACAAGAAGTATTTGCCCGACAGCATTCCTTACGAAGAAAACACCGTAGTCAACGAACCTCTCAACATCACTTGGGATGGCAATACCGAGGGGTTGGTAAGTGTTACTTTAGGCAGTGCTACGTATTATCACGTATCGGCTATCGTTCTTAGTGACGATCATATTAGAATGGCAACCGTGGCCGACACGATGGGCGATATAGTAGCACTTGACGATCAATGGAATGACCCAGAAAACTCTCCGACGGTCACCGAAGATGTAGTCGCTTTTCATGGATCAATATGCTTTGCAAGAAAAGATAACGCAGCTTATTCGGATGAATTTGTCACGACAACTTTTCCCAAAGCAGGCATTTATTTCGCCGCGATTCCAAATTTTGTGCACATTAACTCCCTCACCACCACCGAACCCGTAGAGCAGACAAAGACCGTTGTCAAGAAGCTCGACAAGAAGTTCCTGCCCGATGATGTTGGCGGTGGCTCTATTATGTATTGCGGCGGAAACAACGACGATGATGATGTTCACCTCTTCCACTTTGACTTTGATACTGGCGAAATAGGCGCTGCTGTTACACGAGCGGAATTAGTGGCGGCGTTTAAGCACGGTGCAATATACATCGCGCTAATTGACGAGTATAGTGTGAGTTACAAGCTTGCTACATTTGTGTATTTCGGTAATAATGATGGCTATATTGGAACCTCTGACGAGGAGTATTTCCACACAGCTGAATTTGAACAGTCAAGCGGGCCCGTGTAATCTCTACAATGTCACTCTCGGTTTTCGGGGGTGGCGGAAAATAAAATCACATAAGGAGAACTAAAATGGCTAACACAGCAAAAGAACTCCGCATTAAGTCGGAGAACCTTAAAAACGGTATTGCACCGCTCTTGAAGCAGCTTGTAACTACCAACCTCGAAATCGACAAGCAGATTGATGATAATAATGCGATTATCGCTCAGGCTAACGCGAACATCGAACAGCTCTATCGTGAAAACGAGGAGCTTGCCGTCATCAAGGGTGACAACGAGACATTCATTTCAAAGGTCGAGGAAATCCTCGCAGAATAAAGAAAGGCAAAGGTGAAAACTATGGCAACAAACAACGAAAAGCGCGTTGCGCTTACCATTCCGAGAGGCGCGGCAAACGACGAGCCCAACGTATTTATCAGCGTGAACGGTGTGGGCTATCTGCTCCCCAAGGGCAAGACATCTATGGTGCCGCCCTTCGTTAAGGCAGAATACGACAGATCTGTCGCCGCGCAGAACAAGATGGACGAGCACGTGGACGAGCTGCTCGAAGCGGCTAATAAGCCCCTGCCCGGTACAGTATAACACAAGGGGACCTCGTGTCCCCTTTTTTGACAGGAGGACTACAATATGACAATTCTTGAAGCTATAAACCGCACCGACCGCATAAAGCCGAACACCTACAGCAATTCCGACAAGGTGCGTTGGCTTTCGAACCTTGACGGAGTGGTTAAGAATGAAATCATTGATACCCACGAGGGCGGCGAGGACGTCCGCTTTGAGGGCTACAATGACGAAACGCTTCTTGCCACCGAGCTTCTTATCCCCGCGCCTTATGACGAGGTGTATATCCGCTATCTTGAGATGCAGATAGACTATGCAAACGGGGAATACGGCAAGTACAACAACAGCACTATCGCATATAACACAGCTTTTTCGGCTTTCGAGAAGTATTATAACCGCGAACACATGCCCCGCAGCTACGGGCAAAGATTTCTTTTCTGATTGGAGGCGAGAATATGAAGTATTACCCCGAGCTTTCGGAGCTTCCCGCAACGAGAGAAATGATTGACGTATTCAGGGGATATAACCATAATCTCCGCATAGGGGACGGCGAGTTTTTCGATATGAAGAATCTCTGCTCGGCAAACTATCCCGTTCTCTCTCCCCGCCCGAAGCGAGGCGTTTATGCTTCACCCGGCACGATTGGCGGTATGATAGGCAAGGACACGCTTTGCTACGTTGACGGACACGAATTTGTTATCGATGATAACAGGATCGATATGGGGCTGACGATAGGCACCTCACCAAAGACGCTTGTATCTATGGGTGTATACGTCATTATTATGCCCGACAAGAAATATATCAACACCGAGGATCTGACCGACTACGGAGATATTGAGGCGAGTGTGACAACTTCCTCTACCGTCACGTTTACGCTTTGCAAGAACGACGGCACAGCCTTTGAGGGTGCGGCGGTGCAGGCTACGGCTCCCTCAAATCCCAAAAATATGGACTTGTGGATTGATACCTCAAGCGTGCCTCACGCGCTGAAGCAGTATTCCGACACAAGCTCGATGTGGATAAGCATTGCAAGCACTTATATCAAGATATCCGCGACGGGTATCGGCGTTCCTTTCTCCGACGGCGACGGCGTGAGCATATCGGGCATTGAAAGCCCCGATCTTGCGGACCTGAACAGCCGTATGATCATTTGGTCGCGCGGTGACGATTACATTGTGGTGACGGGTATGCTTGACCGTGTGACAACTCAGGCGACACCTGTTACCGTTGCAAGGCAGATGCCCACAATGGATTTTATCATTGAATCGAAAAACCGACTTTGGGGCTGCCGCTACGGTACTGCTCTGAACGGTGACGTTGTCAATGAGATCTACGCCTCGAAGCTTGGCGATTTCAGGAACTGGAACAGCTTTATGGGTATTTCGACCGACTCGTGGGTTGGCGGTGTTGGTACTGACGGACCTTTTACCGGAGCTATTACGCACGGTGGGTATCCGATATTCTTCAAGGAGAGCTGTATGCACAAGGTTTACGGCGACTCGCTCCCCTTCGGCATTCAGGATACCGCTTGCAGAGGCGTGCAGAGAGGCTGCAGCCGCTCCCTTGCCATTGTAAACGAGGTGCTTTACTACAAGTCGCGCTCGGCTGTGTGTGCCTATGACGGCTCTTTGCCCGTGGAGATCTCTTCGGCTCTCGGTGACGTGCAGTACACGGCAGCCGTGGCAGGTGCGCTTGGCAACAAATACTACGTTTCTATGCTTGATATGAATAACAAGCATCATCTGTTCGTATATGACACTCTCAAGGGTATGTGGCACCGAGAGGACGATACAAAGGTGCGCGCCTTCTGCAATCACAGAGGCGAGCTTTACTATATCGACGGTGAGGACAAGCAGATCAAGACCGTGCTCGGCTCGGGAGAGATCGACGATACACCCGTGAAGTGGATGGCGGAGACCGGAATTATCGGCACCGACTCGCCCGACAAGAAGTATATATCACGGCTTGACGTGCGAATGTACCTTGATATGGGCGCGAGGGCGTTCTTTTACATTCAGTATGACTCGAGCGGTGCGTGGGAACACATTTACACCGCAAACGGCGACAGACTGCGCAGCTTCCCCGTGCCTATCCGTCCGAGACGGTGCGACCACTTGCGGCTTCGCATTGAGGGCGAGGGAAATGCCAATATTTATTCCATTTGCAAGACGATCGAGCAGGGGAGTGATATTTAATGAGCTATGACATTCGCAAACCGATGATAACGGAATCGACGGAGCGGGGACAGCTCTTGCAGATCAAGAGTTATCTCATTCAGCTTGTCGATCAGCTCAATTTTGCTTTGCGTGCGCTGGAGAGAGGCGCGGGGAACGCTTCAACCACCGAGGGAGAGCCGAGCTTGAAGCTCACGGCGGGTCTTTTTAGCGAGATAAAGAGCCTTATTATGAAGTCGAGCGACATTATTAATGCCTATTATGAGAAGATGGAGCCGAAATTCGGCGAGAAAATAGAGGAACATAACACGGCGGAAGATTCTCACGCTGACATCAGAGAGCTTATTAAGAAGCTGACTGAGACGCTTGACACGTTCGAGGACGGCGAGGACGGCGTAAGCCCTACGGTCGAGGTCAGTAAAACGGGGTCCGTAACCACTATCGCTATTACAGACGTTAATGGTACCAAAACGGCGACCATTAACGACGGAGCTAAAGGCGACAAAGGTGATAAAGGTGATAAGGGCGACACCGGTCTGCAAGGCGAGCAAGGCATTCAGGGTATTCAAGGCGAGAAGGGCGACAAGGGCGAGACCGGCAACACGGGTCCGCAAGGTCCCAAAGGTGATACCGGTGAGACCGGACCGGCAGGACCGGCGGGTGCTACGGGTGCAACAGGACCGCAGGGACCCAAAGGCGATACGGGATCTACGGGTCCTCAAGGTCCTAAAGGCGACGCGGGAGCCGCCGGAAGCAACGGCTCAAACGGCGTTTCGTGTACTCACTCTTGGAACGGCACGACGCTTACCGTCACCTCCGCGAGCGGAACATCTTCCGCAAACCTTAAAGGCGATAAGGGAGACACGGGCGCTACGGGAGCTACCGGAGCACAGGGACCAAAGGGTGATACGGGGGCTACGGGCGAGACCGGTCCTCAAGGACCAAAGGGCGACACCGGCGCGACAGGAGCGGCAGGAAAAACACCCGTCAAGGGCACCGACTATTACACGGCGGCGGATAAAGCCGAGATGGTCAATATGGTTCTTGCCTCGCTTCCTACTTGGAACGGAGGCAGCTATTAATGAAACTAATTATTTTAATCATTTACGGAGGTTAAAATGGCAACAGTCAAAGCAATTAAATACGGTATGAAGGGCGACGAGGTATCAAACCTTCAGACCTCTCTTAAAAATGCGGGTTATAACATCGACGTTGACGGCTCGTTCGGTCCGCAGACGCTTGCGGCGGTAAAGCAGTATCAGCAGAAGAACGGTCTTGACGTTGACGGTATGGTGGGACCGCAGACGCAGGCGGCTCTTTTCGGTGGGAATACGACCAAGCCTGCGGCAAGTACACCCGCGAGTACAACGCCGACTACAGGGAAAGCCTCAAATAAAGCTGCGGGTGAGACTTCGGGTAAAAACGAGGGCAGCGGAAGCGCGGCGTCGGCAGCAACTCAGATCAATTATCCCGATAATTTCTCCTATGACGATTTCTCCTACGGCGACTATCAGCAGAGCGAAACTGTAACGCAGGCACAGGCGGCACTTAATGCGGCACTTGCGGCACAGCCCGGTGCGTATCAGTCGAAGTGGCAGGGGCAGATCGACGAGATGATAGGTCGCATTCTCAACCGAGAGAAGTTTACCTATGACATCAACAGCGATGCGCTTTATCAGCAGTATGCCGATCAGTACAAGAACCTTGGCAAGCTTGCTATGCAGGACACTATGGGTCAGGCGGCGGCTATGACGGGCGGATATGGAAACTCTTATGCTCAGAGTGTCGGTCAGCAGGCATACCAAGGCTACCTCTCGCAGCTCAATGAGATGGTACCCGAGCTTTACGGTATGGCTCTTGATCAGTACAACCGTGAGGGACAGGAGATGTATAATCAGTACGGACTGCTGAGCGATCAGGAGCAGCAGGACTACGGACGCTATCAGGACTCCTATAATAAGTGGCTTGCCGAGAGAGATTATGCAGCCGGCAGATACGATTCCGAAAGAAACTTCGACTACGGTAAGTACGTAGATGACCGTAATTTTGACTACGGTGTATATGCCGATGACAGAAATCAGGCTTACAGCGAGTATCTTGACGCGGTTCAGCAGGCACAGTGGGGTGCACAGTTCGATGAAACCGTCAAGCAGAATGAAATCGGCAACCAGCAGTGGCAGCAGAGCTTTGGCGAGACCGTCAAGCAAAATGCTATCGGTAACCAGCAGTGGGAAACTTCGCGTCAGGATAATCTCAATTCCGAGGCGAAAGCATATGCGAGAGATGAAGCTATGGCTATTCTTGAATCCGGCGGTACTGTTTCCGATGCACAGCTTGCGGCTGCGGGTATGTCGAAGGAAACTGCGGCGGCTTTGAGTAATGCTTATCAAAAAGCGGCAAGCGGCAAGAGCGTTTCCGGCTCCGGCAAGTCTGATGAGGGCTCGAGCTACATTACAGAAGTGAAACAAATCGAAGAATGGAGTGCAGCAGTTCTTGAAGCTGAAACCGAAGAAGAGGCTATGCGATATATTGAGCGCCTTGAACAGTTAGATCCCGGTTTGGCGGATAGTCTGTATGATGATTGGCTGAGGGCTCACGGTCTCGGTCATAAGATTACCGATACCACCGTGGTGACGCCGGGAGGTCCGACAGGCAGCGGTGGGCGCGGCAGCGGACTCGCAGGGGTCAATAATGTGATCAAGTAAACAAGCGACAAAAGGAGGCAGGATATGTCAACTTATAAAGAGAGATACGAAGAACGCAAAAAGAAACGCGAGAGCGGAGAAAGCGGTCCTTCTTACAAAGATCGCTATATAGCAAGAAAGATCGAAAGCGGAGAGCTTGATCTTGAGGCTGCAGGCAAAGATATCACCAATCGCGTAAATACGTGGTTTAAGAACAACGAGAACTTTGTTAATAACTATAATCGCCGTTTTCAGGGGTTCACGGGGTC